GGGGGGTGGGGGTAGGTGGGGGGGACTGATGGGGGAGGCCGGCTACACCTGGGCCTACAAGAAGGCCCGCCAGAAGCTCCTCGAGGACCGGCCGCCGTGCGCTTACTGTCGCGCCCGTCTTGCGGACACGGCCGACCACGTTCCACCGCTTGCAGCGTTTCCGCCTGGTGAATGGCAGGGGCAGCTAGTGCCGGCGTGTTTATCTTGTAACTCGTCGCTCGGTGCTAGATTCCGGAACGAACGAAACCGGCCGAAACCGAAAACCTCGAGGAGGTGGTGATGGGTCGACACCGTGAAGCCGTGGAAGCGTTCCTCGAACGTGCCGAGGGCGACGAGGTGACCGTCTCGGCGCTCCGAGGCCTCGCCGACCGTTTCGACGCCATAGAACGCACCGGAACGGGTGAAGGCCAGATCCCGCAACTCGTCGCAGTAATGCTAGATACGGCCGGAAAACTCCGAATACCGGTCGAAGACGCCCTAGATGCCCTAGAAGCCGAGCTAAGAGCCCTATGACCTGCCCGCCGGCCCTGCACGCCACGGCGGCCTCGGACGCTCCCTCCCGCGGGCACTACCTCGCCCAGGTAAGCGAGCTGATGGGGATCTCGCTCTATTCCTGGCAGCGCCAGGTGGCCGATGTCGCGCTAGAGCTGGACGAGGCCGGCCGGTACTCGCATCGGGTCGTAGGGGTAAGCGTTGGCCGGCAGAACGGAAAAAGCGCCCTAATCGGTGCGCGAGTCGCCCTCGAGATGCTCGCCGGCGGCCATGTCGCCTACACCGCCCAGGACCGCTCCGGAGCACGAAACAAATACCTCGAAATCATCGAGCTAATGCGTCCCGGCCTCGGATCACGGTTTAAAACGCTCCGACTCGCTAACGGCAGCGAACAATTAACGATGCAGAACGGCGCGACGTTCCGAATCGTAACCCCGAACCAGGACGGCGCTAGAGGCCTCACGCTCGACCTGGCGATCGTCGACGAGGCGCTCACGCATTCCCTGGACCTTGTCGCCGCCTTGCAGCCCACAATGGCTACACGGCCCTCGTCGCAGCTCTGGATCGCCTCGAACGCCGGCGATCACCGCTCGGAGCTTCTCATGCATTACCGCGACATCGGCCGAGCCGGCGACTCTCCGACGGTCGCCTGGTTCGAATGGGCCGCCGAGGTCGACGCCGACCCAACCGACGAGGCCACCTGGCACGCCGCAATCCCGACCCTGGCCGAAGAGCAAGGCGTCCAGCTCGAAAACGTTCGGAACGCCCAGGAGACAATGACCGAGGAACTTTTCGCTCGGGAATGGCTGAACATCTGGCCGACCGACACCGCCGAGCACGTTCTCGACTCGACCGAGTTCCAGAAACTCGCCCTCGCGGACGTAGTTCACGGCGACCGGTTCGCCCTCGGCGTCGACATTTCACCGATGCGCGACTGGTCTTCGATCGCGATCGCTTCGAAACCGGACGCCGGCGGCTTTATGGTCGAGATCGTCGACCACCGTCGCGGGACCGGATGGATACCGCAACGCCTAACCGAGCTGTCGAAACGCTGGAACGCCGAGATCGTCGTCGATTCCGGTTCCGCCGCCGGCTCGCTCCTCCCGCACCTCCGCCACCTACCCGTTTTAGAGATCGGCGGCCGAGAGTACGCCGGCGCTTGTGCCACTTTCTACGACGCCGTCAAAGACCGGAAACTCTTCCATACCGGCGACCCTCTCCTCGCTAACGCCGTCGCCGCCTCAAGCCGCCGCAGATTAGGGGATAGGTGGGCCTGGAAGCGGAACGACCAAGATGTACCAATCGCGCCCCTGGTAAGCGCTAGTCTTGCCATGTGGGGCCTCGTCGCCACGAAACCGAAACCGACCCCGCAGGTGTTTTAATGCTGCATAGCTACGCCCAGCTCGCCGGCCTTGTGCTGGCGATCGTTTCCGTGAGCCTCGCCGGCGGCCTGTGGGCCGGAGGTGTCGCCCTCGGTCTTAGCATCGTCCTCGTTTCGACCGCCCTCGAAAGCGGCCGGTAATGCTCGGGAACCTTCTCAACCGGTCCCAGAACCGCTCCGTAGAGTCGTTTCCGCTCCCACCTCGAGGCGCGTCTATCCAGCCGCTAACCGGCGGAATGAACGTCACCCGCTCGACGCTTCTCTCGCATGTCGTCGCTAACCGTTGCGTCTCGATCATCTCCGACCAGATCGGAGCGCTCCCGATCCACGCCGAACGAAACGGCGAACCGATCCCGACGCCGGCCGTGCTCGCTCGCCCCGAACTCGACCGGACCCGCTCCGAGTTCATCGCCGCCGCCGTCACCTCGCTCCTAGTGAACGGGAACGCCTACATCCTGGCCGGCCGGCGAGATTCCCTCGGCTACCCCCAGAACGTCGTACTCCTCGATCCCGAGGCCGTCGACATTAAGACCGTCGGCGGAGCGATCCAGTACCGAGCCGCCGGCCAGCTCCTCAACAGCGAGGATCTAGTCCATATTCGGGGGTTCTGTCTCCCCGGCCATATCCGAGGGTTCGGTCCGCTCGATCAAACTCCGCAGGCCATCGCCCAGGCCCTCGCCGGCGACCAGTACGCCGCCCAGAGCTTCATGACCGGCGCAATCCCTGACGGCGTCCTGTACTCCGAGAACGAAATCACCGCCGACCAGGCCGCCGAACTCAAAAACGCGTGGATCGCCGGCAACGGCGGCCGGCAACGCGGGCCGGCAGTAATCAGCGGAGGCGTAAAGTACGAGCGCCTCGAGTACTCCGCCGCCGATCTCGAACTCCTCGACTCTCGCCGATTCTCAGCCCTTCAAATCTGCACAGTTTTCGGGGTTCCTGCCCACCTAGTACAGGTAGAAACCACATCATCTAACACGTACTCAAGCGTCTCTCAAGACCTGCAAGCGTTCGTGTTGCTTACGCTCCGGCCTTGGATCGTGCGCCTCGAGGAAGGCCTCTCCGAGCTTCTCCCCCGAGGCCAGCGCGCCGTGTTCAACCTCGACAGCCTGCTACGAGCTTCGACCCTCGACCGGTACAACGCCCATAAGGTCGCCCTCGACGCCGGCTTTATGACCATCTCCGAGGTGCGCGAGCTGGAGGGCCTGCCACCGCTCGCAATCGATCCGCCCGACATCGACGACGACGACGCCCAGGAGGTCGCAGGTGAGTAACGTCGAGAGCCGGTTCCTCGAGTTCGAGGGCACCGAAGTACGAGAGGCCGAGGACGGCCGGCGACAAATCACCGGGATTATCATGCCCTGGCACGGTCGCTACGAACTCAAGCCTGGAACGTTCGAACGGTTTAACCGGAGCGCGTTCGATAAGTCCATCGCCGAGCACGGCGACGAAATCTCTCTTTTTCCTCAGCACAACACAACGACCCACCTCCCCGTCGGTCGAGCCGTTTCGTTCGAAAACACAAACGACGGCCTCGTCGCGACGTTCCGGATGCACAAAACCCGCGACGCCGCCGAGATCATCGAACTCGCCGAAGGTCGCGACGTAACCGGCCTTTCCGTCGGCTTTATCCCGGTCCGTAGCCGTACCGACCAGGAAGGCGAGAACACGATTATCACGCGCCTCGAGGCCCGCCTCGATCATGTCGGCTTCGTCCATCGGCCGGCGTACAAGGAAGCCCAGGTAACGGCCGTGCGGTACGACCCCGATAACCCCGAGGTCGCGCCAAGGCTCGCCCGATGGCGTGGAGTGTGGCTCGCGTGAAATCCGAGCAGCTCACCGTCGGCCTCACCGCTAGCCGCATCCTGACGAGCGTCGACACGAACCGGCACGTTTACTTTCACGACGACAGCTCGCACCCGGTCTACCTCGGCGGCTCCGACGTTACGACCAGCAACGGCCTCGAGGTGCCAAAAAACACGCTCTTCGAAATCTTTATTCCGGCACATGAAGAGCTGTGGGCCATTTCCGGCAACGCCGACCAGGCCGTGAGCATCCTGTACGAGGCCGACTAATGGTCGCCGCCCCGGACTACATCCGCCGCAACGCTCGCCGAGGCGTCGAGTTCTACGAGCAAGGCTTCGCCGGCGACGGCCTC